TTATTTACCGTTACCGTCTTTACCAACATGAAGGATGGCAAGGAATGCTTCCTGCGGCAGCTCAACGTTACCGACCTGCTTCATACGCTTCTTACCTTCTTTCTGCTTCTGCAACAGCTTTTTCTTACGGCTGACGTCGCCGCCGTAGCACTTAGCCAGAACGTTTTTACGCAGCTGCTTCACGGTTGAACGGGCAATGATGTGGTTACCAATGGCCGCCTGAATCGCAATGTCAAACTGCTGACGCGGGATCAGATCTTTCATCTTCTCAACCAGCTCACGACCACGGTACGGTGCGTTATCGTTGTGGGTGATCAGCGCCAGCGCATCCACACGCTCACCGTTGATCAGCACGTCCACACGAACCATGTTCGAGGCCTGGAAGCGTTTGAAGTTGTAGTCCAGCGACGCATAGCCACGGGAGGTAGACTTCAGACGGTCGAAGAAGTCGAGCACCACTTCTGCCATCGGAATTTCATAGGTCAGCGCCACCTGGTTACCGTGGTAAACCATGTTGGTCTGCACGCCACGCTTCTCAATACACAGGGTGATCACGTTACCGAGGAACTCCTGCGGCAGCAGCATGTGACACTCTGCGATAGGCTCGCGCAGTTCCTGAATATTATTCAGCGGTGGGAGCTTGGACGGGCTGTCGACGTAGATCACCTCTTTCGAGGTGGTTTCTACTTCGTAGACAACCGTCGGGGCGGTGGTGATTAGATCCAGATCGTATTCACGCTCCAGACGTTCCTGAATGATCTCCATGTGCAGCAGACCGAGGAAGCCACAGCGGAAGCCAAAGCCCAGCGCCGTTGAGCTTTCTGGCTCGTAGAACAGGGAGGCATCGTTGAGGCTCAGCTTTCCGAGCGCATCGCGGAAGTTTTCGTAATCGTCAGAGCTGACCGGGAACAGACCCGCATAAACCTGCGGTTTCACCTTTTTGAAGCCTGGCAGCGCTTTATCTGCCGGGTTACGTGCACCGGTCAGGGTATCGCCCACCGGCGCGCCGAGGATGTCTTTAATTGCACAGACCAGCCAGCCCACTTCGCCGCATTTCAGTTCGGTACGGTCAACCTGTTTTGGCGTGAAGATGCCCAGACGGTCAGCGTTGTAGACCTGGCCGGTGCTCATGACCTTGATTTTGTCGCCTTTACGCATGGTGCCGTTTTTAATACGCACCAGCGAGACAACGCCGAGGTAGTTATCAAACCAGGAGTCGATGATCAGCGCCTGTAGCGGCGCATCCGGGTCGCCTTCCGGCGGCGGAATATCACGCACCAGACGTTCCAGTACGTCCGGAACACCGACACCGGTTTTCGCCGAGCAGCGCACTGCATCGGTCGCATCAATACCGACGATGTCTTCAATCTCTTCCGCTACGCGCTCAGGATCGGCGGCTGGCAGGTCGATTTTATTCAGAACCGGCACCACTTCAAGATCCATTTCCATGGCGGTGTAGCAGTTTGCCAGCGTCTGGGCCTCTACGCCCTGCCCGGCATCCACCACCAGCAGCGCGCCTTCGCAGGCCGCCAGCGAGCGTGACACTTCATAAGAGAAGTCAACGTGCCCTGGGGTGTCGATAAAGTTCAGCTGATAGGTTTCACCATCGGAAGCTTTATAGTCGAGCGTCACGCTCTGCGCTTTGATGGTAATACCGCGTTCGCGTTCCAGGTCCATGGAGTCCAGAACCTGGGCTGCCATTTCACGATCAGACAGGCCACCGCAAATCTGGATAATACGGTCAGACAGCGTCGACTTACCGTGGTCAATGTGAGCAATGATGGAGAAATTTCTTATGTTCTTCATATGTATGGATTTATTTACTCGCTATGCGGATTAAATCTTCTTGATGGACACAGCGGTGGACACTCCACAGTAACTACCCCATCAACGACTGGCATGCATATTACACTGTAGCGCCCAAATCGTCAGCATACGATCTCCTGTTCATTGAGTGATAACGAGTGCCTACAGTTAAGCAATGTAAATTAAATTGTTGGGCGGTCATCATCACCCAGCGCGCGGTTGATGAAGAACGTCACTCTACCAAGCCCTCCCCCCTTCCAGAGCAGCACCTTCGATCGCTTCGCCATCATCTGTCATGAGTGACAGCCCCATCAGATTGGCAAACTGTGTGTGGCAGTCGCACAGAATCAACAACACATCACCTGGCGTCTTCTTCATTACAGGTTCGATTACCGCAAAGCCTTTATCAGTTTCGAAGCTCGCTCTGCAACTCTTACTATCGCCCCATCACCGGCCAGTCGCCGCCCGTTTTGCATACGACAGGCGGAAGTTTACTTTACTCGTTCTATTAAGAATATTGCGTGTATTACTCAGCTTTTTTATCTTCTTTTTCTGCCTCATAAATTGAATCGCCACGCGTTTAACAGACACCTCAGAGTCATTTAAGATGACTTAAAGAGAGGTGCCCATGAGCGGTAAGCGTTATCCTGAAGAGTTTAAAACTGAAGCAGTCAAACAGGTTGTTGATCGCGGTTATTCTGTTGCCAGCGTTGCAACACGTCTCGATATCACCACCCACAGCCTTTATGCCTGGATAAAGAAGTACGGTCCGGATTCTTCCACTAATAAAGAACAGTCAGATGCTCAGGCCGAGATCCGCCGTCTCCAGAAAGAGCTGAAACGGGTTACCGACGAACGGGACATATTAAAAAAAGCCGCGGCGTACTTCGCAAAGCTGTCCGACTGAGGTACGCCTTTATCCGTGACAACTCCTGTTGCTGGCCTGTTCGCCTGCTCTGTCGGGTGCTGGATGTTCATCCCAGTGGTTTTTACGCCTGGCTTCAGCAGCCGCATTCACAACGCCATCAGGCAGACCTGAGACTGACAGGACAGATTAAACAGTTCTGGCTGGAATCGGGATGCGTCTATGGTTATCGCAAAATCCATCTGGATCTGCGTGACAGCGGGCAACAGTGCGGAGTAAACAGAGTCTGGAGACTGATGAAACGTGTCGGAATAAAGGCTCAGGTCGGATACCGAAGCCCGCGGGCACGTAAAGGCGAGGCCAGTATCGTGTCACCCAACAGGCTCCAGCGACAGTTCAATCCGGATGCTCCTGATGAGCGTTGGGTAACGGACATAACCTACATCAGGACCCACGAAGGCTGGCTGTATCTTGCCGTTGTTGTTGATCTGTTCTCACGCAAAATTATCGGCTGGTCCATGCAATCCCGGATGACAAAGGACATTGTCCTGAACGCACTGCTGATGGCTGTATGGCGGCGTAATCCCGAAAAACAGGTGCTGGTTCATTCGGATCAGGGCAGTCAGTACACAAGCCATGAGTGGCAGTCGTTCCTGAAATCACACGGCCTGGAGGGTAGCATGAGCCGTCGCGGTAACTGCCATGATAATGCGGTTGCAGAAAGTTTTTTCCAGTTGTTGAAACGTGAACGGATAAAGAAAAAGATCTACGGAACGCGGGAAGAAGCCCGCAGTGATATTTTTGATTACATCGAAATGTTTTATAACAGTAAGCGTCGGCATGGTTCTAGCGAACAGATGTCACCGACAGAATATGAAAACCAGTATTATCAACGGCTCGGAAGTGTCTAGATTATCCGTGGCGATTCACACAGTCATCGGTTTTTAATCCCATGCCTTTCCCTTCGTTCCGGTGTGCCACCTGCGTTCCCCATGCTCCACAAAGAACACAACGCTCGATCTGCCCAACGGCGGCAAGCCATTTTTTGCTGCGATAAATAGCCATGCTCACCCCCATATCCGGTTTTGCCACCGGCGATTTATACGCGGTGGTTTATTGCCTTCAGGCAGCCGGGCGCTGACGGTCCAGGTGATGTAATCGGAGTTTAGGCTGCGCTCTACCTTTACGCCGCGGCGCCGGTATTCCGCCATGAGTTCTTCGGCTTGCTGGGTTGTGCAATCGGTATGATGAAACCAGGTATGCTTCATCCCCATCACCCCGCGAAGCTCATGAGCTGCGCAGCGGCGTTCTCCGCCTCGCCCTGGTCTCTGAACGCTTTTGACAATATCCAACGCCAGAGGACATCGAGCGCGGCTTTGTACAGCTGCTGGAACTCGATTTCGTCCATGTTCGCGAATGAGATGCTGCGAGGATGTTTCTGAAGGGTGCCATCCGGTAGCTTTATGGCGTCGTAATGCCCAGCCTGAATCGTCACCCAGGCGCGGTATGCATCGAAGGATTTACAGAGGCTGATCCCGTTCGTGACGCGGCGGCTCGCTACCTGCTCAAGATAGTGCTCAGCGGCATCCAGCAGTGCTCCTTCGTTGCCGCCATAGGAGGCCAGAAATTTAGCGTAGCCGGTAACCAGCTTCCGCTCGTTGGAGGAGATAGCGCCGCCGGTCGGCTCCCAGTATTCGAAGCCCAGATTCAGCAAAGCGAAGAAGCGGCGATGAAACGCTGGATTGCGTACCTGTTTGAAGTCGGCCACCAGCACGGCGCCCAGCTTTATTTTTGATTGCAGTAAATCGCTGCTCTCCGGCGTAGCCGGGATCAGGATCCCTGAGGACTGTTTGATGAGTTGTAACTGCGCCATGGTTTTACTCCGTGGCGCATCGATGTCAGGTTGCTGGTTGTTCAGGCCAGCTCAAGAATTATGATTGCGTACGTAGTGACAAGTCAATTTTTTGAAGTCATTTCCCTTACAACTTCCATTATGGTTTCCTTCGACCAATATCGATCGTCCCTGCTTAGTTTTCTGTGAGTTATGGAACTGTCGTTGGTGGAAATTATATACCGCTCTTCCGCCCCCATACTGAAGGTCAGCAGCTCTTTACCTTTCCCATCGGTTATGGTCACTCGTAGATCTGACTGAGCTACAACTCCCACGTAATCCCCCTGAGCGACATACAGACGCGATTAGAAATTGTCGGCAGCAGCAGCATCAAAGGGATTCGCAAAAAGCGGTATTCTGAAAATGCGCGCCACACCTGAACAAAACATTAAAAGAACCAATCGTCTGCGCTTTCCCATGTCTCCTGCAGAATTTCTTCTATCGTCTTCTTTGCATCCTTCTCAGCACCAAAAACGCTTAACCCATCAGCACCTGCGCGTCGGATAACCAAGCTGCAATTATCAAACCGGTTATGTAGTCGCTTAAGCAATTCTTTCTCAAGCGCCGGCACAGCTCCATCTGGAAGTTTCTTCGTACGATCAATGGTTAATTCAACTTTCATAATTGCCTTCGCTGCCTTTACTGTATACTTATACAGTACACCGCTAGGTGTCGATTATCAACTTCTTAGCAGCACGAAATGTTAAACAACAATTCATATATTGTTGGTTTTGTTACTTTTAAAGAACTCAAAAAGAAGCCAAAGGCAGATTTGTAAAGAAAAATTAAAGATAAAAAGCTTCTTTACCGATAAGAAAGATCGATTAGCAAATATTTACACTTCACGTAATATTTACGAACTTTGACGAACTCAGATGGTCTACAATGACTACAACAGTTTATGACCGTATCAGTCGTTTGATAGCTAGTGATTCCCGTTGGTCTTGCGACCTAACTGAGCAAGGTTATCCTGGACATGTCTTATATATCGACGATACAGGTTTCGGCAAGATTGCCGACAGAAACGTTTTTGTCATGACCTTAGCTGGAAATGGTCACCTAATCGAACAATGGAAAATCTGGTGGTCGGGTGATTTATCGGACCAAGAACCTCCAGTTGTTTTACCTACAGGACAATCGGTTGTATTGCATATAGTCAAAAAATCCACTAACGAAGTGATTTTTGACAAGGGTAATGTTATTGCGGCCACCTGCACTCAGACCCGTGAATTACAAGCTGTATTTTCAGGTTCAGGCGGCGGCATTGCAGCACAAAACTGGTTATCTTCACATTGTGCCCGGACAGCCATTAGTGAAGCTAAAGAGTTAGATCCGTACACTGGTGGAGAGGTAAGGTTTGTCGACTTTACCAGCAACAAAACCAATTTAGAAACATCAGTGACTACCATTGCAGAAGTTAACCAAGCTCTATTGATGAGGGGGCTTATTATGGATACCAAGAATCCGCATGTACAACACGTTTCGATCAGCGCTCAGGAAGTTGCGGACGTTCGTCAAATGTTGGTGAATGGCAACATATCCCCATGTGCTCCAATCGGAAAAAAAACCCAGGATTGGGACGATGCATCCAAACAGCGTCTAAAAAGTGCGATCAATCGTATCAGAGAAGAAGAATCAGCTTAATCTCTGATATCTGAATAAAAACCGGCCGTGAGCCGGTTTTTTTCTTTTTACGCGGCTATCTCTTTCTTAGAACACAATTCTGGTAGGTTGGCTCGAACCAGCGCCTCGGCGAACGGTGGCGGAACTGCATTACCGCAGCGGGCTACCTGCTTGTCCTTCGCATACTTCACGCCGCGGTAATCTCTGTCGATGATGTACCACTCAGGGAAGCCCTGCGCCCGGTATAGCTCATGTGGCTGCAGCATGCGCATGCCGATATCAACGATGCGGTACACCACACCTTCAATGGTCACCAGCCCGGTGCTGTCCGGGCCGCAGTATTCGCGCAGGAACTCCAGCGCCAGCTGCGCGCGCAGCTCGTCGTACCCGTCAACGGCAAGCAGTGTTTTCACTTCTCCCACATGCGTGCCGCCAGCGGTAACAGTCGGCATCGGCTCATCGGTGCGCTGCCCGTCCCGGCAGGTACCGCGAAGCTTCACCAGGTGAGACGTAACCGCGGCATGGTGATTTCCCGTGGTGATGGTATGCGTAGGCTGCCCCACTTCCCCGCCAGGATGACCAGTGTTGTTGACCATCAGATGCGCAGCGACAACCGCATGATGATCGACAGTTGTCACTGAATGCATCGGCTCGTCCATGCCCACCCCAGCCCCCTGGTAATTCCCGCCATAGTGCTTAACCAGATTAGCGGCCACCAGCCCGAACTTGCCGCCACCGGCAACGACCGTGCCCAGTGGCTTATGCAGACCTGGTACGCGAGGCTCCTGCCCAGGGCGTTCGCCATAGCCCATCTGAATAAGCGTGGGCATCACCAGCTGAGATTTTCCGCCGCCACCAGCAGTGATTGTCGCGCTGGGTTCGTCTGCCCGATGTCCTACGCTGGCGCCGAACTGCCTGGCGATAACAGGGGCAACCACGCACGCACGGGACTGTTTCATGATGGTATGCGCTGGCTTGTCCAGCGGTCGCGGCTTCGCCTGGTATTCACTGCCGCCGTTGCCAGCCAGGAACGGTGTAAGCGCTGCCTCAACTACTCGGAGAGCATGCCCATTGCCGCCCGGGCGCCGGGATGTGCCAGCGGTGACCGTTGGTACCGGCTCAGTTACTGGTTGCCCAGTGGCACCGGTGCGGAACTTGGTCAAGTGCGGCACGGCTATCGCATATCCATGGGTTTTGGTAATGGTCTGCAGCGGTTCCTCCAGCGCCTGGCCGCGGAAGCAGTCGTATTTACCTTTCGTCGTGGTGTGGTTGCACTTCACGATAAACGGCGCCGGGTTATCCAGGACGAAACGCTGTATACCACGGGCGATGCGCTTCAGCGTGTTCTCCGCCAGCGGCTTTTTGCGATCAAAGATAGACGGCGCACCAATCGACCAGTCGATACACTCTGCGGCGGTCCGCCATGGCGCCAGTCTGCCCATTTGGACAGCTGGCGACTTCGGATCCGCGTGGGTTGCTTGCGGCCAGGCGATCGGCTGCCCATCCCGGCGCATCACCATGAAAAAGCGTTTCCTGATGGTCGGAGCGCCATAGTCGCATGCACGTAGTTCGCGATAGTCCACGTCATAACCGAGCCCGGCCACCAGCTGATGCACCTGCTCACTGTCCGGTGACAATTGCAGGAACTCGCAGCATTCCAAAAGCGCAGGGTGATCAGCGGGCACGCCGGTGCTCAGCATGCCAATAAACGCCTCGAATGTTTCACCGGCGCGCTCAGGATCCGGACGCATCTCTCCGACCAGCAGCGGCCCCCACGTTTTAAACTCTTCCACGTTCTCCAGCATCATCACGCGCGGGCCGACTTCCAGCGCCCAGCGAATCACGATCCATGCCAGACCGCGTATGGCTTTCTCAACCGGCTTAGCGCCCTTGGCTTTTGAGAAATGACGACAGTCCGGCGAGAACCAGGCGAGCCCTACTGGGCGACCGGCAGTAGCAATCTTCGGCTTAACCTCATACACGGATTCGCAGTAGTGCAACGTGTCTGGGTGGTTGGTGGTGTGCATCGCCACGGCGTTCGGGTCGTGATTGATCGCAATGTCCACGCTCCGGCCGGTAGCCAACTCAATGCCCGTGCTCGCCCCGCCGCCTCCGGCAAAGTTATCAACGATAATCTCTCTCACACGTATTCCTCCATGGCGGCGGCCAGCGAACGGGCAGCATCGACAATTGACGGTACCGGCATTCGTTCCAGCCACATCCGATTGATGTGATGCTGCAGGCGGCGCTGGTGGTGCGCCGGGAGATCCCCGGCGTTTTCAATCTGGCTGTAGACCATTCCGACTTCGGCAGGCCAGACAGTTTCTGATACCTCCACAAGCAGCAGGCTTTCCAGTTCAGCTACCCGCCTGCAGGCGTATTGCAATAACGGGTCCATATCAGCCCTCCTCGTAGAAGCGGACACCGGCATTAGCAAGAGCAGCCAATACATCATCGCGTGCATACCATTCGCCGTCAGGTTCTTCTGAGCAAGAATATGACTGCACGTCAAAGCGCTGCGGCAGCCTCACTTCCCGCGCCTCCAGTTCTGCTACGCGCTTTTCAAGAGCGCCTTTCTCGCGTATTAATCGCTCAACGGTGAGCGGGGGGAATCCACTTTCTGCTGCTACCAGCTTTGATTCCAAATGTTCAATAAATTCCCTCAGCACGTCGGCGCGGTGCTTACCCCAGGGCTTAATAACGTCAAAACGTTTATCAGTCTGCACCCAATCTGTCTTATCGCTGTATTCCATGAATGCGGTTCGGAATAATTCAAGTTTCACGCGAAGACCGTCACCGCATTCATGATTCCCGCTGCGCCCTCTCTCAAAGGAAAATCCGCAGTCACAATAAAAAACGTTATCTTTCTCGGTGATCATTCTGTTGCTCCCCGGTGCGTAAAACGCTCCCTGTCAAAGTCGATAACTGCGCGCTGGTCGCGGAAGATGCCGCAGCGACCGTGGCGGATCAGATTCCCCCGTTCCACCGCAACTCTGATGTATTTCTCAGCGGTGGTGCGATGCAGACCAAACATTGCAACGATGTCTTTGGTCGTCGCGTGACCATGCTTCTTCACCATCTCGATGATCCAGGCGATGAACAGGCTGCGTTCCTCTTGGGTCTTAGGCCTTGCCATTTTCCACCTCCGCGTTTACCAGATGCTGAACGAGATGTTTATGCCGACCAACTACGCGCACCGCATCGCGCAGTTTCTCCAGGCTCGCCAGCTTGTTTCTGGCGCGGCGGATTTCGCGGGAGATCACCCGAGCGGTCGGAATGGTCTGGGCAGTTGCTCGCCCTTCGGTGAACGAGGGGATCTCCCTGATAATCTGCGCGATATCCTTCGGCTGCGCGGTAGCGGCCAATTCAGGCTCAGCACTGACTGCGGTTACAGATTCAGCAGCAGGTTCTGGCTCCGGTTCTGTCGAGGACGCCGGCAGCGACCAGGTTACGCCTTTGCCCTGCCCGTTCTTCACCACAACGCCCTGGCGCTCCAGCGCGTGAAGTACAGAGACCATCCCACGGGCATTGCGATTGACGGCCGCGGCCAGCGAAACTGTCGTCATTGCCCCCTGCTCACGCAGCTGCTGTCGGACGACATCAGGATCAACGGGTTCCGGCTCCTCACCTTTCAGACGCGGGGCCGGATTCACAGGAGCCTTTGGCGTTGACTGCTGAGGCTGTCCTGTCACGGTACCGAGGAACCAGCCGCCATCGCCAAAATCGCACAACCCCTGATCACGCTGCTCACGTAACATGGTAAGCGCATCGACCGGGTCGATATCAAGACGGGCAGCAACTTCGCGGTATGTCGCCCGGCCCATTTTTTCCAGTGCCTGAATTACGGTTTCCATGTGATTTCCTCTCAAATCAGTCCAGCGTCTTTCCGCTGTTTGTATTTCGCCATTAGCATCTGCGCCGGAGTCGGGCCTCGATCCTGAGCTGGTGCGGTTAGTGCCCGGCGTACTGGTGGAACAGGCTTTCCATCAAGAACACGCATTTCCCAGTCGTGGAGTAGATCACCAGCAACGCGAACAAGTTCTTTCTCGCTGAGCTGGCCGTCAGTACCGCGCCTGCGCAGTTCAAGGCAAATGTGATAGAGCACGGGCTGGCTCCACGGATATTGCTCACTGGTCGGGTAGCGAAATACCAGCTTTCGCCAGCGCCAGTATTCGGACATGACATCGTCAACGGTGATACCCAGGGCGCCATGACCTTCCCGGCACCATGCGATGAACTGACCTGGCGACGGCAGGAACGGGCGTTCCTGGCGACGTGCAATGCGCAGCCCGGCGTTCACTTGTTCCATGGTGGTGATCCCGTTTTCACGAAATGCCAGAGCCCACTGGCGGCGCAGTTCGTCAAACTCAGACTGGTCGCTGAAGCTATGCACGCTGGCCGGGAATGCTGCACGCAAGGCGCTAAACAGCGCGTTGAAGATTTCAGCGGTCTGCTCGGCGGGCGTGTCCTGCGCATCCGGCAATTCAGGTATGCCGCGTGCTATGCGAGCAAAATTTTCACGGTCTATGCTGACCATCTGCTCAGAAAGACTTTTCATCGAACACCCCGTTGATCCAGTCTGTGTTGTTGAAATCGACCTTGCCCTTCGCAGTGGTCTTCGTTGGCTGTCCACCGCTGCGCAGGCGCTTGGTAGTCAGGTCGTCCCACTTCCTGCGCAGGCTTGACGGGCTCAGGATGTTGTCTTTCCAGAAATCATCCTTGTTGGCCCACTTGAACAGATCGCAAATCTCGAAGTGCGTACGTTTGTCCTGGACGCGCATCAGGCGGATTGTGTTAGCCCATTCGACCCATTTCGGTTCGCTCAGGCTGGCATTGACCGTCAGGCGCAGGGAGTGTATCCAGCGAGCGGCTTTGAGATCGTCAGCAGTACCCCATGATTTTCCTGCCGGGGTGTAGATTCCGTCGGCAGCTTCAGGGTGACGAGAGAGGAATTTTTGAGTCGCCTCGTTTCGGGATTCTTCAGAATTCCGAGACGAAGAGATCTTATTATTTATATTGTTGTTATTATATTGTTGTTCATGATGCGCGGGGAATTGCGCGGTCTTATGCGCGGGTAAATGCGCGGTATGACCCTCGCAAGCCGCGCCACTACTGGCTTCGTCATGCGCGGTGAAATGCTCGCCGTTATGCGCGGGGAATTGCGCGGGTAAATCGTCTATTTTTTGAGCATATTGCTCATAATTTGTGATGGTTATCACAGTGCCTTTTCGCTTCTCTCCAGAACGGGAAATCATTCCTTCGCGCTCGAAAACATCAAGCATCCTGTCCACGGCGTGACGACTACTCGGCTTCCCTTCCCGGTCGCATAATTTCAGCCCCAAATCGGCCGTTGTGGTTACCAGTTGTCCGGTTTGTAAGGGCCATTGACGGCCTTTAAAGTTCGCCGTGTAGGGCTGACGTGCAGCACCCAAAAGAAGGTTCTCCCACAACGTGCGCAGGAACACATCTTTCGCCCAGGGCTTCTTCAGTACGCTCCGGTACAACGGGATGAATCCGGTCTTCTGGTTCTCCATCCGGTTGCTCCTGATGGCACTACGTGCCGCAAAATCGGCATAAGCGACATTTGACATGCTATGCCCCTTTAGCCTGGTGTTTAGTACATGCGTTTGTCATAATGACCTCGCAATTACGTCCCGTTTTTGCACCCGAAAGCCGTTGGTGTTCGCGCACCGCGGCTTTCACCCTTTCAGAACAGCCCCTGCTGCTTACCGCGCTTGATGCGCTTCGACTCAAACCGATCTGCCGGTACTGTCTGTTTTTCTGCTCATAACTTCGCGTGACGCAAAACATCATCGAAAATTCTCCCCTTACGACTTGCCTGAGACATTCGCTTGTACATATCGACGGCCTGAAATGCCCCCCCTGCGCCACAGCTGCGGTGAAGCCCTGCCGGATAAGTTCTTCGCGAACGTGCTTTTCAATAAACTCGACATGATTCACTGCGCACCTCACATGACGCCCGGGCTCATGACTGCGAGACCACTCAGAACCTGCACCACAGCCTCCCCTGGGAGAAGCGCCAGCAGGTGTTCAATGCCCTCCCTCACCTCTTTCACCAGCTGGTGCTGCGGCGCCCTCAGAATCACCGCGCGTTTCGCTTCGCCGATCTCCTTCTCCATCGCTGCATAGCGCGTCATAAAGCAGTCCTGAGGTACCAGACGGCCACGGAACTCAAGCGGTAGAACGGCGATGATCGCGGGCGACAGCAGGCTGATGTTTTTGCGCGCATACTCCGTATCACCATCGAGCCAGCGGAAGAGTTTCTGACGCTTACGGCTCAGGTCTTCGGGAAATTCCAGCCCGGCGCCGCCCTGCCGCTCCCACTCCTCAACGATGATCCCGGCAACGACATCCTGGTTATCCAGTGACGCAGCCCAGGCACGAACGGCATCGCGGATCTGTTCGTGCTTATCTGCCGCGCTTGGCTGATTGCGATTTATCATCGCCCCCGGATGTAATCCGGTATTTTGTTGATATGAAATGGCGTGCATGGTCAGGACTCCTGATGTGGAAGGCCGTCAGTAGGGTTTGGATATGCCACAGGGTCGATTTCATGAGGTGTAACCTGCCACTCAAGAATCCGACAGAGTGGCAAAATACGACCGTGAGGTATCTTTCCTTTCCGAAGCCACTTACCGACCGCCTGTGAAGAAATGCCAAAGCATTCTCCAATGCCTACTTGCGTCATATGGCTACTGATTTTGTTTTTAAGTTGGTTATCCATTTGTTGACCTGCGTGTTCGTTTATGGTGGCAGGAGAATAACATTTAAAACTTTTGGTTCCAACAAAAATCAAACCAATAGTTCTGATGAACTATAAAACCATTGGTTGTAAAATGAAAATATGAATAAAACTCCTCACCCTGTGTTTGCCAAAAGAATCCATCAAGTGATGGAGGAAAACGGCTGGAGCATGGCTGATTTAGCCAGGCGCGTGATGCTTTCACATACCTCAGTGCGTAAATGGGCGAATGGTGCAGCAGCTGCAAGCGGCGATCGCCTTAAAAGGCTGTCAGCTGTAACTGGTAGGCCTGAGTACTGGTTCTTTATGGAACCGGGCACAGAAGGGGAGAATGGAGAAGAGCTTCCGACATTACCTCGCGTTCTTGATGAACAGGAACAAACCCTGTTATCTCTCTTTAATCAGTTGCCTGAAGCTGAAAAGCTCCGTTTGATCATCCACACCAGGGGTGTGGTGAAAGAAATGGACTTACTCAAGAATGATGTTTACGACATCATGAACGATCTCAAGAAATAGCCCCATCCCCGCCTAGTACAAAAACATGACACCTCTACGGTGTCTTTTTTTACCCTCAAATAGAACTTTAAGTTCCATTTTAGCTTTACTTATCGAACCTTTGGTTGTACTCTTCAGTTCATCGACAACAAGCGCACCGTTGTCAGGTGATAAACGTTCCGCTGGCCGGCGACAAGGCAAACGAGGAAGACATGGCTAAGAGGTTTACCGTAGTGATCTCCGGCAGTAATGGATATCGAACATATCAGGTTAAAGCGAATGACTGGAAAGAGGCGGACCAGATCGCCATTAATCTCCATCGGAGCAAAGAACCGGATGAGCCGGAGTATGAAATTGGCGTCGCTGCCGTAATAGCAGGCTGGCCAAAGGTCTGGTAAGGGGGAAACATGATTGATTTAGCACGCAAACCAGCACAGCAGCAGGCAGTTCGCCTCAACTGGATTACAGTCAGAATCCGCCAGCTCTGTTACTTACTGGCTCAAAAGGGTACTCCGTAATGAACACTTTATTCGCACTGGTTCTGACTGTTATCTCCCTCAACGGTGAATCGCAGGATGTAGTAATCGATGTATATGACAACCAGCAACAGTGCCAGGCAGCTGCTATCGAGCAAAACGTGAATGGTGAGTGCTGGCCTGTAGAGGGAATTATTCGTAACGGCGAGATCCCGGCAAGCCTGTAAGGAGCGGAAATGAAGAAAGAATGCGGATACTGCCGCAAGCCTTTTGAAACGGGGAAAGAAGTTAAACGCACCTTGCTTTATTTTTGTGGCAATAATCTTGCCCGTAAAGAAAAAGAGTATTGCTCAAAACAGTGTGCTGAAAAAGACCAGATGGCACACGAAGCGTAATTAGCAGCCCTGTAATTTGAAAAAAATTCGCCATTTATTTGGCGTGGATTCTTACACCCTGAATAAACCAAAAGGAACATTCTATGGAAATCGTAAAAGTCGAATTAAATCTGAAAGCAATTAACAAAAGCATCGCTTTATTCAACTGCGACAAGAAAGTATCTGGCCTGATTCATACCACTGAAAACGGCGAAACCACCGTCGTACTTGATGGGGGTTATGTTCTTGACTCGTTCGACTGTCCGCACTGCGCTATCGAGGCTATCAGCCTGCTGGCCGTGAAAATTAAAGATGGTGAAAAGAGCGGGCACGGCAGCTATCGCCAGCACAAGCGCAACTTCATGGAGCGTGCATTCATCACTGTCCATTAAAAAGCCCACCGAAGTGGGCCTGCCTGTCCGGTCTCACCGACCAAAGCGAACCGGACATCCCCAGGTAAATACGAGGTGTCTTTCAGGCACCTCCAGTCTACACGATAAGAGGATTATGTGTCATGACTAACACGAACCCTGTATTTCTTGTTCGAAGAGCAAAAAAACAATCTGGTCAGCCTGATGCAGTTTTATGGTGCAGCGAGGACTTTGAAACCGCTAATGCCACCCTGGATTATTTACTGCTTAAGTCCGGTCGCAAATTTAAAGACTATTACAAAGCGGTCGCAACTAATTTCCCTGTTGTAAACGAACTTCCACCGGAAGGCGAAATCAGTTTTACCTTCTGTGATTATTATCAGCTCGATAAAGGCAAAATGAACTGGGAGCAGATCCCTGGGGTTTCTCTGCCCGAGCATCCTGCAACACAAAAAGCGGAAATGGCCGAAGCCACGGTCGTTAATGGCGTTGACACGTCTACTGGTGAAATCGTCGACGAACAGGCTTTTAACGAGGCTGATGCAGTTCCTCCGACCAATTCTGATCTGAAGATTGACGAAGGCGACGACGAAAACACGCGCTACCCGATCGTGCAAATGTCGTTCCGCAAGCAGCTGTTGTCGCAGCTTACGTCGGATGAACTTCGCTATCACCTCACGCAGGCGGAGTATCAGGAAATAAGCACGCTGGAAATGGACACTGATAACGGATACGTCCAGAACCTGCTGCTGGCAGCCGCAAGCGTAGAAAAGATCCAGACTCTGGATATGCCATTTCTGTGGAAATACACCAGAGCCGTCAGAGACGTTTTTGATATGGAGAAACGTCACGAACTCTCTCTGATTTTGAAGTTTACGCAAGTATGGGCAGAAACATCACACCTCGATCGTGGAATTTTGACAAAAGAATGGGCCAAAGGTAACCGCATCAGCGCCGTGCAGCGTACTGACTCCGGTACTAATGCCGACGGGGGCTATAAAACGGACCGCGGCGAAGGGGCGCACCATACGCTTGATTCTCTTGATCTTGAAATTGCCTGCGCCCTGCTGGATTTCAACCCACACGAAATACCAGGCAGCGTGCTGCGCCGCGCGAAGGAGATCGTCGCTAAAAAAGAGGAACCGTGGAAATCGTGGAGCAACATCCTGCGTAATCAACCGGGGGTGCTGGCAGTGAACCGCACAGCAATCTTCAATCTCGTGCGTATCGCTCCTGAGAACATCCACAAGACCCCTGCTGCTCATCTGGAATTTGTTAATCGAACAATGACCACAAATTTCAACTCCACGACCGAGTTAATGCCGCTGCCTTCTGCCGCCCCAGTTATTTCACGTGAAGACGTGGACAAGCAGCTGGCAGCCGAACGTGGAGAATTTGTCGAGGGTATTAGCGACCCAACAGATCCGAAATGGGAAATAACCCACCGTATGACCACCACTACTCACGAAGAGAATTTACAACGGATTCGTGAAGAAGGTGCGCGCCGCGCTGAGGAAATGAAAGAGCAGCCGGAAATCACAAGTATGGGCAACGGCATGTTTTCCATTGAAGGCCTGCTCAACCAGAGCGCCTCAAATGAAGCAGAAAAAACGGAAGTGGAGACCACCAGCAATGTGCAGGTTCAAGAGAATAACAGTAATGAAGAACCGACTTGTGATGCGCTGTCACCGGGCAAAGTCGTATTGCAGCCAGGTGAAAGCAGTGCTGACACTGGTGAGGAACCAGCTACCGTAGAGCCGTCTGCCGCTGAGATTCTGGCCACCAGCGCGCCGAGTCTCGCCAGCCAGGACAGGGATGATGCAACCCAAATTCCTGATTCAGTAGACCAGAACGAACCAGAATCGGCACAAAACGAACCAGAAGTGCATCAGGAAGAACCAGCTGTTGAATATCCTGCTTATTTCGAGCCAGGCCGCTATGAAGGTCTTCCGAACGAGGTTTATCACGCCGCTAACGGCATCAGCTCTACCCAGGTAAAAGATGCGCGCGTGTCGCTGATGTACTTCAATGCGCGCCACGTTGAAAAAACCATCGTCAAAGAGCGCTCCGCAGTTCTGGACATGGGCAACTTAGTGCATGCGCTGGCGTTGCAGCCTGAACAGCTGGATGCAGAGTTCAGCATTGAACCGGTTATCCCAGAAGGCGCATTCACCACCACGGCGACACTGCGCACCTTTATCGATGAGTACAACAACGGCCTGCCTGTACTGCTGAGCGCAGACGATATCAAAAGATTTCTTGAAGAGCATAACGCCACGCTGCCCGCTCAGGTGCCGCTGGGCGCTAGCCTGGAAGAAACAGCGCGGAACTATATGACGCTGCCAGCTAACTTCCAGCGTATCGATGCAGACCAGAAGCAGACGGCAACGGCAATGAAAGCCTGCATCAAAGAGTACAACGCCACCCTGCCGACGCCGGTTAAAACTAGCGGCAGCCGTGACGCGCTGCTCGAGCAGTTAGCGATCATCAACCCTGACATGGTGGCGCAGGAAGCGCAGAAGCCACAGCCGCTGAAAGTATCTGGCACTAAGGCCGATCTGATTCAGGCCGTGAAGACAGTCAAACCAGATGCCGTGTTTGCCGACGAGCTGCTGGATGCCTGGCGCGATAACCCGGAGGGGAAAGTGCTGGTTACCCGCCAGCAGCTGGGCACCGCACTGAATATTCAAAAAGCGCTTCTGGCTCACCCGACCGCCAGCATGCTGCTGACCCACCCGAGCCGTGCCGTCGAGGTGAGTTACTTCGGCTTTGACGAGGAGACGGGCCTGGAAGTTCGTGTGCGCCCGGACCTCGAGATCGACCTGGACGGTGTGCGTATCGGCGCAGACCTGAAAACTATCAGCATGTGGAACGTAAAGCAGGAAAGCCTGCGCGCCAGACTGCACCGGGAAATCATTGACCGCGACTATCACCTGAGCGCAGCCATGTACTGCGAAACCGCGGCGCTGGACCAGTTCTTCTGGATTTTCGTCAACAAAGACGAGAACTACCACTGGATCGCCATCATCGAGGCATCCGCTGAACTGCTGGAGCTGGGCATGCTCGAGTACCGCAAAGCGATGCGCGCTATCGCAACCGGATTCGACACAGGTGAATGGCCAGCACCAATCACTGCCGACTACACCGACGAACTGAACGACTTCGACCTGCGCCGCCTCGAAGCGCTGCGTACTCAGGCATAAGGGGGATATATGCAAAATACCAACGTTACCGTTGCTGATCAGAACACCGTTATTAATTCCAACGTGGCACTGTTCGATTCTCAATACCTTAACGCCATCAGCACTTTTGCGCAGATTATGGCTCAGGGCACCGCGACAGTTCCTAAGCATCTTCAGGGCAATCAGGCCGATTGCATGGCCGTAGCGATGCAGGCAGCACAATGGCAGATGAATCCCTTTGCTGTAGCACAGAAGACGCACCTGATTAATGGTGTGCTCGGGTACGAAGCGCAGTTGGTCAATGCCGTCATTTCGCGTAGCGGCGTGCTTGCCAGCCGCTTTGAATATGAGTGGTACGGGCCATGGGAAAAAGTTGTTGGAAAATTCCATATTCGTAAAGGCGAAAAAGGCGAGTACCGGGTCCCTGGCTGGACCCTGGCTGACGAAGCCGGGATCGGCATTATTATCCGCGCAACCCTGAAGGGTGAAGATCAGCCGAGAGAACTCGATTTACTGCTGGCTCAGGCTCGCACCCGTAACTCAACGCTCTGGGCTGACGACCCGCGCCAGCAGCTTGCATATCTCGCAGTGAAGCGCTGGGCCCGCCTGTTCTGCCCGGATGTGATTCTGGGCGTTTATACCCCGGACGAGCTGGATGATCGGCGTGAAGAACGGGAGGTAAACCCTGCCCCTGTGCAGCACATAAGTTTGACTGAAATTACTGATGACAACTTATCTACCACACAGAACGCGCAGCAGTCCTCAGTAAATATCGACACTTTGGCTGATGAATACCGTAAACGGATTGATTCTGCTGAAACTCTGGACGATGCCACTACCGTCGGAAACGACATCAATGCTTCTAAATCCGTACTGGGTGCAGCATTGCACACCGAACTGAAAAACAAAGCTACGCGCCGGTACCACTTTGTGAATGCGAAAAACAAAGTTGATACAGCTATCAAAGCACTTCCAAAACCGGGAGTGGAAGGTGCGGGAGAACGCTTCGAGGAAGTTGAAAAGATGCTCTTGGCGGCTAAACGGCACTTGGGTGATGAATTGCACGATAAGTACCGCATCACCCTCGATGATATGAAACCGGAATATGTGGCCTAAGGGAGGCGGGAGGGTTCGCCCTCCCGGTAACGATATGACGAAAATTATCGAACGCGGAATGATTTTTAACGGTGAGATGGTGCGGGCGATCCTCGATGGACGGAAGACGCAGACGCGGCGGATCATCAAGCCGCAGCCAGAGGGAACATTAAGCGGAAGTTTATCCGGTATGTGGTTAAGCAGGCCTCTTAACGGACTGTTGTTGCCGAAAATTGAAGATATCGCAATCCATTGCCCGTTCGGTGTCGTCGGTGATCGCATCTGGGTGCGGGAGACGTGGGCAGAGGCTGGAGCAAGCGCGCCGGATCTGAAACTTTATCGCGCGAATTACCCTGCGCATGTTCCAACTCATTACGAGAACGTGCCGCCGGCAGAGGATGTCCGCTGGACACCCAGCATCCACATGCCGCGCTGGGCCAGCCGTATTCTGCTGGAGATCACCGATGTACGGGTCGAGCAGCTGAACGATATCAGTGAGGAAGACGCACGTTCGGAGGGAATTTCTGGCTCCTCGGCACGTGACGTTAAAGAGGCTTACGCAGCGTTATGGCGGTCTATCTACGGTTCTGACAGCTGGCGCGATAACCCATGGGTCTATGTGATCAAGTTTAAGCGTATCGAAGGAGATGGCCATGCGACTGATTAACCGAGGTAACCAGCAATCCCCGTTAGCGCGTCAGGCATGCGACATCGCGCTGGCAGCCCACCAGCAAAGATACGGCGACTATGGGCGCAGCAAGATGAAAGAGACGTATACGGTGAAGGTTGAAGGCGTGAAGGTCTGGGTGGAGGTGGTGAACCGCAAGGCGAGCTATGTGGCCACGGCAATGACAGGCATGCGCCGCTTGCGTGCCCTTCCCGGCCAGGCGTCCTGATAAAGAATTATCAAACGGCCCCGGTTGGGGCCCTTGGAGAACGAAGATGAGCAAAGCAACGAATAAATTTGAGCTGATGAGCACTAAAGACATCTGCGGGCAGCTGTGTATTTCCTCACGTACGCTCGAACGCTACAGGAAAAGAGCCCCAAACGAGAACCCTTTCCCTGAGCCAGATTGCGCTTACATGGGTGGACCCAATAAATGGCTCAGAACCAAAGTCACCGCCTGGCAGATTAAAGAGATGTCACGATCAACCCGTAAGCCGATGTCTCACCTGAACCTAACCCGTGATGATAAAGGCCGTCTCACCCGACCTGACGCGGCGTGA